TCTGCGAGGCGCCGCTGACCATGCCGGAGACGAGCCCTGTCACGGCAGTTCCGACAGCAGCAATGCCCGCAGTCGCCAGCGCCATCGTCGCCCCGCCAGCGAGCCCGCCAACGAGCCCCTGCAGGAGCCCTCCCGCCAACGAGCCCCCGCCGCCCCCGGACATCGCGGACTTCAGTTTGGCTATTGCACCCGTTGCCGGGGCGGTGTTGACGCGAGGGGTGATGACGGGGGCGGGCGACCCGGCGAGGTGCTTGACGGCGGCATCGACCTGCTGGACGCCACGGACGGCCCCGCCGACCTGCGCGTCCACCGTGACGAACAGCCGGGCTGCCTCGCCTCCCATCATTGGCGGTTACCTCAATGCTTGCGCTTCGCCTCTTTGGCGGCCTCGGCGTCCCGCTCCGCTTCGTCGTAGTAGTAGGCGATCCACTCGACGAACTCGGCGTTGGTGATGGAGCGGGTCAGGCTGACGACCGTCATGCCGAGGTCACGGGCCAGCCTGAACAGAAGCCTCCGCTCCGGACTCCGACGGAAAGGTGGACAGAGCCTGTTCGATGGCGTCGCCTCCCAGCCGGTTGAGGTTGACGATTTCGGTGAGGATGCGGTCGATGACCGACGCGTTCTTGGTCCGCAGGTGGGGGATCATCTCGAAGGTCAGTTCCGGCTCCACGACGCCGTAGACCAGCATCAGCATTTCCAACTTCTCGCTGTCCACGTTGCCGTCGGCGCCGCGCGCTTGCGCCCGCATCGCCAGTTCGACGTTCTTGGTGAACGTCCGGATGCGGATCGCGCCGCCCCACTCGGGGATTTCGACCGTGACCGACGCGATGTCCTCGGCCGCGATGATGTCCTCGTAGGTGAGGAGACGCGGTTCCTTTTGCTTCATCTGTGCCCTTTCGCGCTAGAGGACGGTCCGCGTGACCGCGCCGTCGATCTGGAACTCGCCCGAGAAGGTGGCTGCCCCGTCGAGGCCCGTGCTGATCTCATAGGAGGTCAGGATGGCCTTCCCGGCCTCCTTGATGTTGCCCGTGCCGAGGCCAGCCGGGAAGTATTCGAAGTCCTTGGACAGTTGCAGGATGCCCGTCAGGTAGCCGTCCACCGTGGGGTCCCACAGTCCCGAGATCGGGAGTTTGCCGTCGATGAGGCCGCCGACGAAGGACTTGTACGTCGAGCCGAGAGCCGACGTTTCCGCGAGGTCCGCGTTGCGGGTCAGATTGACGCTGTTCAGATAGGTGGTCAGATTCCGCAGGACATCCCCTGAGTCATCAACCCAGAACGTCGCCGCTTTGCCGTGGGTGAAGGCCATAGCCTGTGATCCTCCCTTACTTCCTGACGTGGGCCGCGAAGATCGTGAACGATGGGGTTGTCCCCGCAATCGTCCACAGGAACCGGGTATACCGGCGCAGGACGCCCGTGCCCGTGATGCGCTGGCCGCCCGGGACGTTGGCGTTGGCCGCCGAGAGGGTGACGAATCCGCCACCCGAGACATCGAGGAAGGCCGAGTTGTCGGCGCTGTCCTGCAACTTGACCGCGAGGGTCGGCGTGCCCGAGCCGGACATCGCGAATGCCTGTAGGAAGGCCGACCAGCCGTTGGATGTGCTGGTCACGCCGCAGTCGTACCCAGCCGCGTCGTTGCCCGTCGTCCCCTTGGCTGCCTTGGGGGTGTTGACGATGATCGCCTCTGCCCCGGTCTTGGACTGCGCCTCCATGGTGATCCCCGCCGCGCCGTCCAGCCCGGTCGTGATCTCGTAGGAGATTTCGACGCCGTGCATCCCCCGCCCGCGCAGCCCGAAGGCATCGCCCTGCGGGAGCAGGTTGAGATAGGTGTCGATCCCGAGCAGGGAGGTCAGCGTCGCGTCGGTCGCCCCTGTGGTCGGGTCGAAGAACCCGCCGAGCGTCATCTTGGAGTCCACCAGCCCGGCCACGAACGACTTGTAGACCGACCCGAAGGCGGAAGTCTCCGCGAGGTCGGCGTTCATCGCCGTGTTGGCCGTGTTGAGGTACGCCGTCAGGTCGTACCCCGAGACGAAGACCTTGGTGTCTTTGCCGTGACTGAATGCCATCAGCCCTCCTCCTTCTGCTCGGGCGAGGCGTCAGCCTTCACTTCCTCGACAGCCCCGGCATCGAGGAGCCAACCAAGCGACCCGGGCGGGATGTCGTCCACAACGTCACCCGGCTCGGCGCGCTTGTCGTTCGGTGGGTAGTTGAGTCCGACGAGGACCCGGTACTGCTTCTTGCCCATGGGCTCCTCTCAGGGGGTGGCGTCGATGCGGTAGGTGGCGTGGATCATCTGGTACGGGATGCCGTCAACCTCCTCGGGCGTCTCGGGCACGAAACCCTCACGTCGGCAATACGTGACCCGGCCCGAGCCCGGGGAGAGGGTCGCATCGGTGAGCAGCACATCCGCCCGCGCAAGCGCTGCGTAGCAAGCCGCCTTGCTGTTGCCCCGGTCGCCCACGCTGATCTGGTAGCGGAACCTTGCGATGCGCCCGCCGCCCATCGTCCAGACCTCCTCGGGCGAGGAGCCGAGTCGGAAGCGCAGGTAGGGGAACGCGGTCTTGGCGGGCGGGCGTGACGACCACACCCCGCCCGGCAGCAGCGCCAGCAGGGTCGCGTCCCCGTGGAGGACGGTGTAGATCGCAGTCTCCAGCACGGCGGGGTTCATATCTTCCTCAGCACCGCGACCACCGCTGCCTCGAAGCCCGGCCGGATGCGCTCAGCCGCTGGCGTGAGGAAGGGGCGCGGCTCCATGTGGACCGTGCCGTATTCGAGGTGCTGCGCGTATTCGACGTTGGTGTAGGCGATGGCGCTCGTCGGGCCGGTCATCTTGGAGTCCAACGAACCGTGGAGGATGCCCGAGTCAATCGCGGGCGCGTGGCCGGGCGCGCTCGGCGGGATCTGGCCTTCCATCGACGCAGCCGCAGCCTCCACGATTTGCCCCGCCGCCGACTTGACCACGGCCGCGAGCATGGGCGACAGCCCCGCCCCGATGGCCGGGAGCCGGTTGCTGACGATGACAATCCGGGCCATCAGCGCGCCTCGGCCACGGTGACGGCGAGCAGGACCGGGTTGCTGGCCCCGGCGTCCGACCCGACGTACGAGAACCGGCTTGCGCCGATCCGCAGTTCGTCGCCCGGTCCCACGTCCACGTCGTGCGGCAGCATGACCGTCGCGCTGGCCTTCTGCCCCAGCCGTTCCGCGATCAGCGCGGACGCCTCGGTGAGCCGGTCTACCCGGCCGGGGGAGGTGGCTACCCGGGCGTACACCTCGGTGAAGCCGCCCGCCGCGTCCGTCGTGCGGACGGGTCGCCACACCTCCACGAGTTCCGGCAGGTCGCGCCGGGCGCGCTGGCGTCGGAAGAGTAGGCTCCACGTCTGCCGCGTCACGGGAGCCGATCCTCCTCGCCGTAGTACCGGCGACGCGGGTTGGTGCCGGTGATCTGCACGTCCGTCGCCTTGATGTCCTGCGAGTAGCCGTCCTCGCGCTTGGTCGAGCCAGCCGTCAGACCCCCGAGCGTCGCCGCGCGCTGCCGCAGCGCCTCAGCCCGGGCAGCCCACGCGGCGCTCTCGCCCGCGTTCGTCGTGGCGAGTTCGGCGGCCTTGGACAGGCAGAGCATGACGGCAGCGCGGTACGCGGCAGTGGGTTCACCGATGGCGGTCGTGGCGGTCGGGTCGAGTCCTTCCTGTCGGCACGCCTCGGCCACGTCACCGTCGCGGAACTGGACCGCGAGGTAGATGACGACGACGTTGCCCGTGACGGCCCCCGGGGCGACGGCGAAGTAGAGCCGCCCGGTCACGTCATCGAGGGTGTAGTCGGCCGCGCCGCCCTCGGTCTTGAGGGTGCCGCCGACGTAGACCGCCGCAGCGTCGGCAAGGATGGGGACGGTGGAGAGGTAGAACTCCCGGCTGACGGCATCACCGCTCGTCACGTCCCGGGCCGCGATGCCCGAGTCACCCGTGAGCATCCTCACGAATTGCGCGTTGGTGTACGCCATCACGTCACCTTCCTGCGAGCCGTGGCCCGCCGTCTGTTGCCATCGTATCCGCTTCGGCAAGGGCCGACCCGGGTTCTGTGTCCGCGACATCGCCAATCGGCGCGACCGGCCCCGGCTTGGCATCCATCCAGATCGTCTTGCTCCGGAGCGATACCCACACCGAGGCCAACGCCTCCGCGAGCGACCCCAGCGCATCCCCGGCTCCCCGGACCAACACGAGTCCGCCGCGCACCGCCACTTCCGACAACGACCCGACGGCATCCGTGGCGACACGGACCACGGACCGCAGACGGGCGACCCCTTCGGACAGGGTGCCCAGAGCGTCGGCCGAAGTGCGGACCCGGGCGCCCGCAGCCCGCACGGCCGCCTCCGCGAGTGAAACGAGCGCGTCGCCTGCAGCCCGCGCCTTGCCCATCGCCCCGCGCACAGCCGACTCCGCGAGGGTCGCCAGCGCGTCACCCGCGCCACGGGCGATGGCGTAGGTGCCCCGGGTGGCTGTCTCGGCCAAGGTAGCGAGCGCGTCACCCACCGTGGCGACGAACGCGTTGGCACCGCTCTTGACCGCGACAACCGCCTCCGACAGGGACGCCAGCGCGTCCCCGACCGGGCGCAACCCGACGAAGGCCCGGGCAGTCGTCTCGGCCAGCGTGACGATCTGGTCCCCTGTTGCCCGCACCCGGACCCCCAACCGGACGACCGCATCCGCGAGGGTGGACAGGGCATCGGCGGCTGCGCGGTTGCCGGTGAACGCACGGCCCGTCGCCTCGGTGACTGCCGACAGCGCATCCCCAATCGCCGCGACGAACTCGCCCGCCGTGGCAGACCAGTAATCATGGACGAAGGCGAGGGCGTCGTCAGCGGATCGACTGAGGTTCTCGACCGCGACGGCGGTGACCACTTCGGCGAGGGACACCACCTCGTCGGCAGCCGTGCGAGCCTTGGCGAGGACGCCTCGCGCCGCCGCCTCAGACAGGGTGGCGAGCGAGTCGCCTGTCGTTCGCGCCTTCGCCGCCACGCCTCGGGCAACCGCATCCGCGAGGGTGCCGAGGGCGTCACCCGCCGTGGCGAAGAACTCCCCTCCGCTCTTGACGCCGACCGCCGCCTCGGAGAGGCTGGAGATGGAGTCGGCCGCAGTCGCCGTGAGGTTCTGCGCGACGTAGGGGTAGACCGCGACCGTGTACGCCCGCCACGCGAGGGACACATCGACGCTGAACGCCGTCGGATCGAGCGTCGAGTTCGTGTAGGCGTACTGGGCCGACGCCACCTCGCAGTTGACAGAAGCGAGACCCGTCGTGCCGGTCGCCTTCTGGAGCAGGCCGGTGAACGATGTGGGTGCGCTGTTGCACCACGTGTCGTCGTCAAGTTCCTCGCCCGCCATTCCGAACGCCGACAGCCAGAGGTAGTCCTTGCTGCCGCCCGACGGTGACAGGGTGCTCGACTCCGGCGCGGTGCTGGTGCCGGTGGCGACCGTCGAGAACACCGGGGCCGTCGCTGAGGCGTGCGTCGCGGTCGTGATGTTGTAGGCAATCCACGCGCTCTTGGTGGCGACCGCAGCCGTGATGACGCAGTCGCCGCCCTCGGACCCGGCCAGCACCTTGGTGAAG